CAGATACAGCGCAAGCTACCGGAACAGCAGGAACAGAATCACGATCAGCACCAGCAGGCCGATACCACCACCGCCGTAGTAGCCCGGCCCCCAGCCGTTGACGTGGCCGTAATAGCCTCCGAAGCCACCGAACAGCAAAAGCACAATAACGACGATGATGATTAGGTTCACGGCACGCATCCTTTCGTTGTGGGGTTATACGCATTATTCCATTCAGCCATCGGTGCTGATTGGCGCACGGATTCGTTCTGCCATTGATGGACTGTACTCAAAGTATCGCCTGTACCCACGCTCTGTCCAGACTATATCAGCGGCTAGTACAGCTGCCCAAAAAAGACTACCTGCGTAATTATCACCAATGGCAATCGGTTTGCCAGTTTTGATGTCCTTGCTGGGATCATAAGGACTAGCTGGATTCGGTATGCCTTCGATAATACCAACCCGACCAACCGATGGCTTGCCTATCTCAGCTCTGCTCTTGCCGCAATTGACTAAGTAGTATCGCTTGCCCGGCGAGCCTTTGAACTTGCGAATCATTGTACTATAAAGCCACACAATGGTATTAACAAAGCTCGCAGATTAAACATCACACCAGCCCTTTATCAATCGCATAGGACGTCGGCAACGTCAAGACACCATCATCATATTGACCTAATGATTTAGGTATCCAGACTTTATGCCTGCCGTCCGGCGACACCAACCACGCCTTTTCAGTTTGGTGGATCAGATCAACATCAACATCAATTATCTCCGCACCCTTCTTAGGCATACCACACTCCCTAATAGATCAAACGATCACCCGACCGTATGTCCATTAGTAATATACCCGTGCCACCCACATCCTGCATACTTTACTGATGGATCATCCGGTTTATGCGCCAGACAATTGATCGATGGTGTTATAGTAGGAGCAACACGATCACCGTTCCATTTCCACACAGGGTGTTTACCATCATCGGCAGGTCCACCTTTTATTCGTAAGTAGTTACACTCACCGTGCCCACGAGGACATTTGAGCCCGAAGTACGCCGGTAATTGCGGAGGTTCGTCTTTGACAACGTAATCACCTACATTAGATGTGTGGATCACTCGAAAGCCGTCCACATTGATCTCATAAAACCTTACATCAAAAATGATAAAGCCTTCCATCACGCACTCCCATGCGCTTCTGATGTAACTACAGGATCAGTACCGTACCGCCAACGCCCTATCCAACTTAACAAAGCATTGATATCCATTTCACGCAATTTGCCAATCCGATCACGCCCGCGCCCATCCGAAAACGCTGCGGCGTAAGTACTAAGAGCGTCAACCCGCGTATCAAACCCTAGCATCACCTTGTATTCATCAAAGCGCTTTCCATCCGGCTCAACTTGCTCAATCACCCAGACTTTATCACTTTTCAGATTCGGACCAACGAAAGCATCAGTCTGCTCTCTAGGTCCTTCAGCTGAATTAGTCCCCATAATATAGCCGTAGTCCGCCGGCATATTCACCGACCAGCCATATCCCAATCGACGCTCGCCCTTGTGAGTTTCAATCACCACCGGAACACCACCAATATTCACTAAGGAACGTCCGACACTGGAATCACCGATATGTACCCTAGTACCGACCTCAGGGAGGTTGATGATACTACTTAGACCTCTCGCAAAGTTGATGCGTGCTAAAGTAAGAGGATCATCATCAGGCCCTACAACATCATCATCGGCAGGAGCCGGTACCGAGGTACCATTCATAGGCTTAGCACTTGCGCCAGCAGGCATCTGCTGTGGAGTTGTGGGAGGTTTGGGGGAAGGTGCGGGTGATTGCTCAGCATGTCCGCTTACTGAATTGCTCGGATCAGCTCCAGGCATATCCGGCATAGGCGGCGCCGGCGGTTGTTGACCTGCGGCCTCAATATCTTCATCAGTAATATTAGAACCAAATCCTGTCACACGCGACCATTGCCGGACTTCCTTCATTGCAATTTTAGGCGTAAAGACACCATCTTGCAGCAGCTGACTAGTTGCTCCGGCAATCGTACCTGCAATCGTCGACTTCTCGGATTGCTGAAGTTGCCAAAGCGGCTTAAACGAGAAATTAAAGCCATTAGGCAATGGAACACCAAACCGAGATCGATGCGTAATATCCAGTAGAAAGGTTACCGGCGATTTGATGGTTGTCTCCTGTCCTGACTTAATTCCATCATAGTAATTGCGTAGATCACTATCACCGGTAGAGTTCATACCAGCTGGAGACTGCCCGAACAACCGGGTCATCGGGATATCAGCCGATCCGGATATTTGTTGGCTAAATTGAATTATCATATCAGCCAATCCGGCGAAGGTGTAAGTGTTGGCTTGAAAATCATCCTCCCCATCCAACACTGTCAGACCTTCATTAGTCTGCATCATACGGATCATTTGTACCTGGGCTAATACTGCTTTGTATATCGGCCCACCAGTAGCGATCAGTGTTCGCAGATCAGGTATCTTAAGCACACGCAGATGTGCTTTGTAAACCAACTGCGCCGCGCCTTGCGACACTGAATCGAAAGCAATCATCCGATCCCACATAGGCTCAAGGATAGAAAGCCCCCATCCGTTTTCCGCCATACGCTGCCAATAAGGCAACTCGATACCATCAAACCGAAATATTCGACTGTGATGTATCCGCATAGCAGGAATACCACGAGTATCAGCAACTGTTGTATAATACTTCGGCTGCATAAAGTCAGGAGCACCTGGATCAAGCACAGAGTCATCAATATGTGGCCAGACCATCCAACGATCTAATACTAAGATACCTTGAAATTGTCCTAATGAAATAGTCTCCGGTCGCAGAGGCGTGGCCGGGTCGTGCCCACGGATCATGATAGCGCAGATGCAGCCACCGTAAAGCCTTGCCCACTTCAAAGCAGAATTAAGCCGCTTCCAAATCTGTTTATTCATCCAGTATTGATTAATCGCGTCGATCTGATCTGGTGGCATGTCCGATTCAATATCAATACCTTCCCGCGTCATATCATCAGCGGGGCAATCCACTACCTTACGCACCAGCCAAGAGCCGCGGTACATCCACTCGATCTGGGTATGATTTCTCGATAGCGGATTGAATCCGTACGAGCTGCCGCTTGTAATGTTGTTAGTACCATACCCCAGCGACGCAGCCATATTCTGAAAGGTGTCACTAGTAAAAGCGGCACCAGTTGTAACAGGACTACTGCCGGCCTGTACCCTAACTCGCGTTTTGACTGTACCACTCACTAATAAGTGTCCTATATTAACGAAGTGAACAAGACGTGATCATTTACCACAGACAGCATCAACGAACTTATCTATGTCCGTATCCATGGCATTAGCAGTACGCAAAACTGCATCCCAATCATTGCATCCGGCTGCAAGCTTCAAGTACTTCGATATCCCAAGCACGAATGATCGCATGGCCTGATCTGATGTACCGCAAGCAGCCGCATCATTTCTGATAGTATCGATTGCGCGGATCACCTGGATTTGACTCTCGTCGACGCGGAGCTCTAACTTAGAGGAACCTGACACTGAGATGTCTCCTTTACCGTAAACACAGAAACGGGGCATCCAGTCGCAATAAGCAACCGTAACACCCCGTGCCCGTCCTCAGCCCTAAAGCCCGTGCCTTAATCCGATGCTTTAGGACCTTAGCTCTTGTTTAGGCCCAGTATGATCATGTGCGATTTAGTCGACGGCAATTACCTGAGTACTCATGGCACAAACCCCTTATAGAAATTCTCCAACGTCGGGTCGGTCTCATGAACCGCAACCAGATTCATGCCGAATGGAAAGGTCTTATAACCCCATTTATCGAGCATAGCGACCAACGGCTCCATGCCGACCTTCAACCACTCAACTATCAATACTGGATGATACTTACATACAATAACACTTGCGCCGCGCAAAGCTGCGAGTTCCATACCTTCAATATCCAACTTGATCAAATCAACACGATCAGCGACTGAGTTACCAAGAGTATAACCACACATATTATCAAGTGTTACCCCCTCCACTGTACCGTACGCACTTACCACTTGCCCCACGTCTTCCGCCGGAGCGCCGTCCTCACGTATCAAGGCTTCAACACTACCAAAGCTAGCCATCTGCTGATGGTCTAATCTAGGCATGCGAAATGCCCCCTTATGTCTTCCGACCAGCCCCCACACCGCCTTAGCATTGAAGCAGTTGTTAAGTGCGATATTACCTGCCAGCGCGTAGAACACCCGCTCCTGCGCCTCGATCGCAACCACACTGCCCCAGCCACGCATCAGCATGGCCCATGGGATACTATGAGTACCAATATTAGCCCCACAATCGAAAGCCACCACACCATCACCAAAATGCGCTCGTCGGCTTTCCAGCAAACGCGCGCCGATCCCGATCTCGCCCCACTCATAATGCCCTTGCTCCAGTAAACTTAGGCCGACACCGTATCCTCCACTGCCGTCCTGCTTAAAATGAGCATCAAGCCGATTGACAATCATTGATCCGTGCTGAGTTGCCGCCAGCACAAAAGCGATCCGGTTGTTCAAGTCGATGGTCCTTTTTTGCTGTTGTGCCAGATCATCATTGCTAAATTGGCGACATCAATAGGATCGCCTTTTTCCACATGACCACGCAGCATCAACCACAAATCATGCACGGATACAGTCGGCCATCCATTCCGACCTTTCGCCCGCGATATGTCCATCTTCAGGCGCATCGCTTCGGCGAATTGAATAACTGCCGAATCATCACGCATCTTGATGACATCAATATCATCCGTTTGAGGTTGATGCTCAGTAGACATAACCACGATCTTTCTATTTAAGCTGCGCGGGTTATTGTCTGATCGCTACGCAGCGTACGATCCCAACAGCAGGCAGTATAAGCTGCCTGATCTACAAAGCACCCTTGAGCTTGGGCGCCATTTTGAAGGCGATCCGTTTGCTGGCGCCGATTTGCACAGCTTCGCCTGTATGCAGGTTGCGCCCCATACGAGCCGGTCGACTGCGCACATCAAAAGTTCCGAGCTGAGGAATCCGCACCTTATCACCTTCAGCAAGGTGAGTCGTTATGCTAGTGAATATATCAGCCACCATCCCTGATATGGCGTTCGGCTTAAATCCATGCCGCCCGCTGATCTGCGTCACGATATCCTTCAACAGGATTAATTGAGGTTCTCTGGGTGGAGCTTTCCTCACAGTCGCTCTAACTGCCATTACTGCATCCTTCCACTTTTGTTTTGTTGAGAAAAGGTGTTGGGCGTGGTAGCGTTTATTGAAGCCAAATGCTCCTTCACCACCACGCCCGGCAGGGTTGCTTATGACAGCATATTAATACCTGCCAACACCCATACTTGAAGAGCGTAATGGCTTCTACGGAGGTTTGCTACCTCCTCCACCACTACACCAGATAGGCGGGCCCGCGAATAAACCCTCAATGCCTATCTTTCAATCTGCGTCCTCGCAACGCCTTGCTGTTGTATACGCGCCAGTAGGTGGTTACGAGGGGTATCAGTTAGAGTTGCCCAACCACAGCATCGCATTACTGTGACTGGTCCCGACCGTGATTGGTCAGGTGCCGACGATTGGTCAGGTGCCGATGATCGCGCCGCCGAAGTTGTGGTTGTTCATAAAAAAAACGGACCTGGTGGTACATCGCAGCTTCATTCTACTAACTCCACAGGAGTATGCGTACATTTACCGCCAGAGGAAGGGTCTGGCTCCCAGCGTCTAAGAGAAGCGCGGTGCTTGATCGATTTTTACCAGGCACCGCACCCGGTAGGCCCTACCTCACTGAGAACATGGGGACAATCTCAGTTCCTACCCTATCACCAAGCGCGCCGCGCGTTTCCTCGCAGCTGAGTAAACGAATGATAGTGTCTAGTAATACGAGGAGGGGGGTCTACCTCTCGCATTATAAAACATCGCTACCATGCACCCGGTAATTTGATATATACCTCGGCCTTTTTTACTAAGCAACAGTGGCACAAGACCTAGGACGCTTTACACCACCACTTATTGAACCCGGCAGTGGCGCCATCGCCCTTCAGACGCAATGCTCGCCAGCCACAGAAAGCGAGCATTGCGATCATACCGCGACAGCCCGGAAACCTCCGGGGCATCATCGCATCCCAAGCCAGCCGCAATGCTGGATGATCATACTAAGGGGAATTATGTATGTAATCCCCATAATAAGCGCTTTACGCGCCCAGATCACAGTGGTTTGTATGAAGATTCAAAATCATCGCGTGACAATATCCACTGATATCTGGATAAGTGATCAATCACCCAGTAATCACCAACGGCAGGTGGATATGGACCAGTCATGCTTCGCTCATATAGCCGCAACACAGAACTACCGTCCGTGTTAGCAACATATGCCCCACTATCAACAACCTCAGTAACTTTACCAGCGAACACATAACCATCAGCTGATGATTTAGCCTCCAGCTTCCAACAAGCCATCCCTTCTGTCGGTTCGCCCGCTGTAACAACATCATTACTCATAGTCGTCGTCCCTTTCCAGAAGTTTCCGACAAGGTGGTATCCAGATCAGTCTAGTCTCAGGAGGTGCACGCTTATCCCACACGATCCACGCATAACTTGTTGCAGTAGATACAGATCGATCAAGTCGCCCTCTAACCATCGGTACGCGCTCCACGAACTGCAGCACACTAGTTGGCTGATGTACACTGAATAGTTGCTCGTACCGCCCTACACTCTCTAAAAATGCAGTACGCGTCAGCATTGCCACACCATCACACGCAATCGGCAGAGCTTTAATCACAAACTCCTTAGCCGACTTGAATGGCGGATTGGTAATCACCCAATCAAATGATCTATTGCGCCACTGGTGATAGAGAAAATCACCACGACCCACGTCACAGTCACCGTAATCGTATCGATCAGTCGCTACCACTTCCCTAAACGCTTCCGCCAACGTTCGAGACATATAGCCTCGGCCCGCCGCAGGCTCCAGACAGTTGCTGTTACTCAGCAGAGTAAGTGGGTACGTATTAATAAATGGAAGCAGTGCGCGGGTTGCCCAGGGTGGTGTTGGGAAGTCATCAGCGCTGTCCGCAGGCTCATGCCGTTGCGACATCACTGCGTGACTAGTATTTTGCATTAAACCAGTTCTCCGCTATCAGCGCGCTTATCCATCACACTTCCCCCATCCTGTAACGGTGATTCCCCAGTGATTACCATCAAATAGTTCAGGTGGTTCCTCTAGCCTATACCACTCCACCCCAGGAGTCGGGTCAGGTACCAAAGTCCCATCATGTTCGTGTACTGTAAAACGATCACCGACTTTTAATTCACCGTACTGCTTTGATGTGCCATCAAGCAACTTAGCGTGTAATCTCGGTACAGTAGGCGCAGGCACCAAATAAATACTAGGTGTGCCTTTTGTCGGGTCAGGCATATGAGGCATCCTTGTCTTATGCAAAAGTAACTTCGGGTCAGGCATATGAGGCATCCTTGTCTTATGCAAACCAGCAATAGTGTATATACCACACGATCAAATCAGCTTCGCCCATATTCCGACTCCGCCCCGCTTCTGGATATAACCATCTAAGGCATATCGCGCGGCATCAATTGAGTGATTGTTCCTGTCTTCAAGTTTAGGTAGTACAACAGGAAGGCCAGTTTCCGGGTTCAGCGTCCTAGGATCGACCTTGTAACTATACAAGCGAAACTCCTGAGCAGTATTCACACAGCGCTCATGGATCACAATCTGCTTGAAGCCTTTAAGGTGCTGAATCCCATCCTCAACTGATCCCGGCCACTTCTCTGCCGCAGATATAGCAAAGCCGCGACGCGCTATATAACTGATTGTCTCAGGCCGCGAGCTGTCAGCTTTAATAGGCCAGTCTTTCGCACCCGGCACGCCAGGATATTCGATACCGGTCTTTATCGCTCTGCCACCCGCAAATAATGCAGGCAAGTCATCAATCTCCACACCCACCGCATACGCTTCATGTGTAATGAATAGCGTGTCGTTGTGTATGTAAGAACGAATCAATACACTCGGGTCATTCGCAAAGCCCCAGTCGGCGCCGTAATAGTAGCGATCTACAACTTCCGGCTCTTCAAAGCCTTCAACAGTGAAGCGATTGCGAAAAACCGCCGCTTCACTAACTTTGCGACAGAACCCTTCCCATACCCAATCGTACCGCTCCGGATCAGTTCTAAGTGCGTGCCTCCTAAGTTCTTCAAGCTCGGGCGGGAACCAAAAGTTGTCCTGCCATCCCACTTTCAGAATAGTCGCACGATCAGGTCCTGGCGGCTTAACAATAAATCTCTGATAAGTTGGGTCTGTCGAATCAACCGGATTAAAGCTCGCCCAAAGTTCCGCGCCAGGTTCGCGAAGCACTGTCGGTTCTAAGTATATCCAGCTGTCCTCTGAAGTCGATTGCGCTTCCTCAACCCAAGTGCGAGTTACGCCTTCCAGCGATCTGATCTCCTGAATGTTCTTCTGCAATCCCTTAAAGATGAACTCACTACCAGTAACCCGCGATCGGATACTCGCTTTCTCAACTTCAAACCACTGATTAATCCCTAAGAGAGTGATCTGGCGTCGGATTACGCGATGTACTGAATCAGCGATACTATTCTGGAACTCGCGCGTGCAAAGGATAAGCTGCTTAGTATGATGCGCTTGAATAGTCAAGGCGCGTGCCATTGACCAAGACTTCATTCCACCGCGGCCACCGTATAGAACTTTGTACCGCTTTGGTTGAAGCAGAAACAGCAACGACCCAGGAAGCTGAGCATTGATGCGCGGAAACTCTACTCCGACGGTCTGGGCGGCCGACATTAAACAGCTTATGAAAAACGGTACTTAAGCGACGCGCCAGACAGGAAATTGCTGACGGCACTTAAAGCTCCTGGTTATTACCCCTTCAGCCTCCAGATCGAGAAGCACATCCCTAATAGTCTTAGGCCACAGATCAGTGGCATGGCAGATAGTCATGATGGTTGGGTCGATCTGGTCTATAAGCTCATCCCAAACCAGCCTAACTGCTAAGCGACTTAAGTCTAGCATGGTATTCCTCTTATTTATTGTTTCCTCTTAGAGAGAAACATAGATCACGCCTTCCAGCGATCTGATCTCCTGAATGTTCTTCTGCAATCCCTTAAAGATGAACTCACTACCAGATGATGGTAATAAATCCGTCAGCATCCACCAGATCAGCAGGCCAGCCGGAAGGCAGCACGGTACGGGTCGGGCCAAACACCCCAAGCGGCAATCATACGCCCTGGCGTATGATTGCCGGTGCCACGAGCATGCTGCCAATCAATCCACGACGAGTGATCATTTCGATCCAGATTCAGTAATAGGTACCAGCTCGTCCGGTTTATCAGAATGCGACACATATCGAAGCTGGCACACACGTTCCAACATAGTTTCGAGTGTACGCAGCGTAGCCTTACCATCATCCGTCAGACTGCCGAAGCGCCGCAGTGCTGATATCTCGCGCAGGATATAAGTGAGCTTTGGATCATTATCAAGTAGTGGTGTGTCAATATTGATTCCCAAACCGGACAACTCCTTATTAATGATCAACTCAACCATAAAGCCAGGATATCGAAAACGCATCCATTCCGAACAACTAAAATTAACAGTACTACTCCGAAGGCCGTTCTCAATCGACTGATATACAGTGACCACGATTAAAGTATCATCGATAGCGTTACCGCTGTACTTAGGTATTTTGTCAGTTGCCATGTTCGTTGACCCCAGGAAGTTGCAGCAACGCGATGATCGCTTCGGCCTGATCTCGCCTGATCATGAAGCCGCCGCCCTCGGATGGATGGACCGCCCTGATGTCCAGGCCCTTCAGCTTGCACCAGTTCGGCTTGGCCGCGTGATAGCAGATGGTGATGTCGTCCAACGGACCGGCCCGAGTATCATCGATAGCGTTACCGCTGTACTTAGGTCTTTTGTTGTCCCCACTCATATTCCCAGTCCTCTTATTAAAGCCGGAGACGAATCAGTCATATCGGTCCATACTCGATCGCGCGCCCCACTTCCTCCTGGGCGATCTGGCGCATTGCCTCTTTGATTTGTTCGTCCAATCTCTCGCGCCTTGCTGACCTTCGATTTGTTTCAATATATTGCTCCCCGTCTTCATTTTGACGCGGTGTTGACGCTTTATTTTGCTCCATGGCGGCGTTGACCCGTTACAAGGGGGTGTCGGTCGCGGGTCTTTGTTCGGTGTTGGCGTAGACGGTTCGGGCGCTCGCTACGCCCGGCCGTTTCAGGTGGTGCATACGTGTTCGACCTGCGCGGCACCGCCGAGATATGGGACGCGCGCTATGGCACGCTCCACAGCCTCTGCAACCCCGATGCCGCCGTCGATACGCCTTCCTTCCGATCCAGGGGGCCGAGTTCTCAATCCACACCATACCGGCGCATCGCGATCTGGTTGAGCTTGACCGTCAGCGTTGCCGACCCGACGCTGCCGCTGGCGTCAAAGTAAAAATCCAGGCGCGGCAGGATGTAGGTATTAAGCGAATGCAGCACCATCGGCTGCGAGCGCAGCTTGATGATCCCGTTGTTCGGATAGGCTGCAATTTGCACGCCCGTGCTAGGTAGGATATGAAAACCAGCGCCAGATGCTGTAGCGCCAGCCAGCATCTGGCACCGATCACCCAACATTCGCAACAACGGGCCGCAACAATTCGCAATTCCGCTGACCACCATCTCACACTCAATATAAAATGGCGTTACGCCTAGGTCTGCCGACGTGAATCCCCATGATGCGTTTGGCAGGTTGCTTAGGATCAGATACCATGCCTCGCTTGCTGTGCCGCTGCCCAGGGTAAACGTGAGGGCCTGTCGCTGACCAGTTTGGCCATCGGACCACGGATTTTCGATCGAGCACGCCACGGTGCCAGATGCCGACCCAGACGTGCGGCCAATCGTATATCCGGTGGCGAGGCTACCGGAGTAAACAATGCCGGTGGCCGCATTCTGCGTGCCCGATGTGCCACTGGAAAAATTCGAAATACCAGAGACGTGATTGGTGTAGGACCAGACGACATTGCCGTCTGTGATGTTGCCACCCGTGCCGGTCGGACCGCCTGACGCCGCGGACTGCGCGTTTCCGGTGACCGATTTACAGTAGTAGGTATTGCCGCCGCCGTTGGCGCAGATTGAGCCGGGCGCATAGACCGTGCTGGCCTGCCAGGGCAAGCCCTCCAACAAATTCCCGCTCGGATTATAGAGAAGATCATAACCGTCGAGCGCCGAGTATATCGAGTCTTGTCTTACCGGGGGCAGAGAAAGCCATTGCTGCGCGGCCTGCCAGACGCAATATCCCATGAACTCGGCTCCGGTCGGGCTTGGATGCAACCCATCAAAGGTGACCGCCCCAGATGTTCCACCCGCGCCCCCGACTGGATAGAACTTAGTTTGGTTGGTGCCGTCTTCCCAAAATCCGGCCGGATCGGCCAACGCAATGGCTCGGTATCCAGACGGATTGGCCCACGTCTCACCACGGCAGTAGGCCCTGATCCATTGGTTAATCTGCGAGCACGTAGCTGATTGTAGCGTCGTCATGACGTTGTTCGGGGGGACTGTCATAAGAACAACACGCTTCCCCGCGTCCATCAGTCGCTCTACCATGTATTGCAGGTTCGCTATGGTTGTGGACGCTGGTGTGCCTCCATCCACGTCATTTGTGCCACCCAACACCACCATGATATCGACTGGACACGCGATCGCATCCGCCAGCCTGATACGCATTTGCGTCGTTGAGTTGCCAGGACAACCAAGGGTGCCAGTCCCGCCCTGTGTGCAAAAAATACTGGCACCACTGCCCGTCGAAGTGTTTATGGTGCAGACGGCAGCCCCAAATCCAGGGGACAGGATGTTGACAGCGGTTATTGTCCCTCCGGCCCCGACCGTTATTGTTCCGGTTCCGCCATTCGTGAACGCCGGTGTATCGCTGGACAGATATCCAGCGCCTCCGCTCACGCCCCAGCCGTTAACGACGCATTTCAATGTGGCATAGCCGACGCCGCCGTATCCGGTCGTCATGTCCCAATTCAGCAGGCCACCACTGTAGATTTCAGCCCATGTCAAATATCCAGTGAGCGGTTTCGACGATATCGCGATATTGTAAACCCAGGTCACGCCGCCATCATTAAGGCTGCTCGGCGTTGGCGCTACACTCCCGGTTGTGCCCCCTGCACTCGTGTAAAATATCAGCCCGGCACTCTGCACCTGATAGCCGGCCGGAACAACCGTTGATGCAGTCCACGCCGGAATATTGCTCAGGCTGACGTTAGACGGAGAATAGGTTCCCTGCGACGTCGATGAAATCGAGTCTCCAAAACACTGGATGCGCCACCCAGCCCCGCGCGCCGCTGAGATCGGGATGGCAGCGTGTGTGCCCCGAGCGATCAGCGCTCCAAACGTGAGGGCGGCGGTGCTGAGAAGCGCACGGCGGCGGGATAGGTGGGACATCAGCGGAACACCCAGTTTGAGACACCATCACAGCCGATCGTCCATGACGCACCGCCCGCCGCGCTCAGTGGGTAATACGATTGCCCGTTGATCGTGCCAGACAGAGGCGTCACCGTGATCGGGTTAGCCCAAGAGTCACCGTATTCGTCCGAAACTACGAGTTGCTGCGTCGAGGTGGAATTGCACGCTGGTAGCGTTTCGGATTTTGGTGCGCCGGATGACGAATTCCAGTTGATACCGTAGTCGGTCGTTAACGCGGTATCAGATGAACCGGCGCTGATGACGCGGACGTGTGGACTAAGTGCTCCCCCCAACGTCAGGTTGCCGGAAATTGTGCAATTTGCTGTGCAACCAGAACCACCTCCCGGCCCGTAAGTCGGCGCAGGTTGCCCCCACGCGTTTCCAAATACCAAAAATACCCATATAAGGGCTACGAGAAAGCGCTTCATTACTGCAATCCCTCTCCACCGAATGACACGCTTGACGCGGACGAGTTCACACTAACTGCATGCGATGATGGAACTAAGTAGAACGGTGCATTGCCTGCGACACAGCCCGTGGTTGAAGGAGTCCCTGTCACAGTCCCGGCCGTTGTAGTTTGATCAACACAAATTCCGGCCGTATTCGCTGTCATAATCCAGCCGCCCGCCGTAGCGTGCCCTGCGCTCAGGGCTGTGACCGCCACGCCGCCTGTGGTGACGCTGGATATGTCGAGAGGAACAATCGTGCGGTTAGCTGGACCGCTCGTAACGACGCCTGATACAACCATACTACTCCCACAGCTTGTCGTATCTCCCCCTGTCGATTGCGTAATATTGAGGGTGGTAGTTCCAGATGCAGTGATCGCTGCAAGATATGTTGGGTTCCCGCCCGCACTAAAGACATTTAGCCACCGTGGCGAGTTCGGTGGGATGATCAAATTCGAGGTAGTCGCAGTCGTGCCCGAACCGACACCAGTAGCTATATAAGCTGCTGCTGATCCAGTATTACAAATTTCCACAATCGGATAGGTAGTCACAGGCAACGAGCTCGGTAGTGCGACGTTGGCTGATGACGTGGTGACGTTAAGTGGCACAGTGACAGTACCCAGGCGCGAAATAGGTGGCGACTGCCCCCAAGCCGGCACGGCCGCTGCCATACCCAACGTGATCAGAAAAGCAAGCCGGCGCATTGTGTGCCTCGCTTTCGTGGATGTTACAACTAGATCGGCTATCATGATATTTCGTTGATCCGCCGCTTAATTTCATCTTGCCCCAACACCAACCATGATGGGTCGTTGAACACGTGAACAGCAAAAGCAGCTCTAGCATTATCCAAATTCGGCGCTGCTGACTTACAACAAGGCCAAAGGATAGCCAGATCGATGTGACGGTTGTGTGCATACCATTGACCCATCACCCACTTAATAAATGTCCTGATCATGGTGTAGGCTCCGCATGCCCTTCAATAGTTCTGTTGGCTATAGCCTGTTCCCGGCTCCATACCGGCTCAATGACTATTACAGGAGGAAGCTGCCCATTGATACTAGCAGGATCAAACCCACCTGATCCCACAGTAGGCTTCCACATCTCAGGCTGCCTGAACTCCAACCACCTAAAGCCCGCATTCACATCAGGAGCGTAGTGTTCCGTATAAGTTGCGCGCTTGACTGTATCGGTCTTCGGATTGTACCAAAGCTTTTCAGCTGTGTGAGAGTATCCTACAGCCCGATGATACATCTGCCGCGCAACAAATGCATCAGCCTTAGCCCCCCCATTGTCATAAGCCTCACGTAGGCTCTCGTACCTGTCCAACCATGCTGTAAAGTTGTCCACACTCACTTTTATAGCTGCGGCGATACGAAAATCACTTGCACCTAGCAACCGCAGATTATACACAGTGTTGTCAATGCCGGGATGATACTTAGATGGTCGTCCATTAAGGCCTCCCGCGTGCTTAGGCTTTGCAGCAACAGGCAAAACTTTTCGCTCCATCACACGGGCATCCGCATCAGGCCGGCCAACTGCAGCTCTGCATCTGACAACGCTTCAAGTCGCATACCCTGCGCGAGAACTATAAGCTTAGGAGGATAGCCTTCCCAAATCGACATTGTTGTCTTCTCCATACCTTTGTTTTTGTAGTGTAACCAGACTCAAACACAGCAGCCAATGATGATAGACTGATAACCATCAGGATACACCACCCAATAATCACCAACGATTGGTGTGTATCTGGCCGTCATGCCGGGCAGAAACTCACGAAGCACGGCAGTCCCATCCGCTTCCTGCACATAGCATCCGTATTCGACCACCTCAGTGATCTTCCCAACCTTTGTAGAAGGGCGATTGATCGACATTGTTGTCTTCTCCATACCTTTGTTTTTGTAGTGTCATTTCCAGGATATCCGCAGCATCTGACAGATAGTCCATCGCTGTACTAATAAAGCCAGTGACCGCTTTTTGTGGAATACCTGATGTTGCGCGCATAGCGCCGGCTGCTTCCACAAGACTAGGTAAACACCTTTTAATAATAAGCAAAGCGTAGTCCATCCGCTCAGCGTCGGTGACGGCTGTTGATTCTGGTAAATCAACAGACGGCTTAGGCACCACCCGCTGTTTATGTGCGTGCTGTGATCCGAATAATGCTAACTTTAGAAAGCCGATCATTGAGTGACCTCTACCAC